TAGTGGCAGAAGCAGATGGGGCAAGCTTTGTACAGTCACTTGAGAAGCTAATTTTATTTCGTGGTAAGAATAAAACACCACTTGAATGGGATGGAGATTTTGCGTCACCTACTGACTTTGTGGTTAAAGCAAATGCAAGTCCAACTGCTGGACGTATACAATGTCCAAACACAGATTTTGGTGTATTCTTTCGTAATCGCTTAATCATCCCACAACCCACAGATAGTAACTATACAATCTTGATGTCTGAGTTGTTAGACACAGATAATTACTACGCTGCTGAATCACAATTCAGAATCAATAAAGGAAGTGCAGATAAACTTGTAGGATTTTTTCCATATCAAGAAGATCAGTTAATCGTGTTTATGCGTAATAGCATTCACATGATAAATAACATTGCCACTACCTCCGCAGCTAACACATACGAAATAACAAGACAGCATGGATGTGTGGCACGTAAATCAATTGCACAGTCTGGCCCACAAACATTCTTCTTATCAGATAACGGGGTCATCGTCTTGTCACCTGGTACAGACCCAGCCAAGGGACTTGGAGTAGCTATAAGTAAAGTAAGTGGCGAAACCATACCCATGACCAGACCTATACAAGATCAATTTGATGAGGTTAACTTTGCAGCAGCAGATACTGCATGTGGTATCGTGTATGACAACAAGTACTATCTTGCCGTACCCACAGGTAGTTCAACAGTACCAAATAAGATATTTATATTTAACCTACTTACATCTACCTGGACTAGTGTTGATTCCTACCCAGCAATGTCAGGTAGCTTGGCATTTCATGTGGATGATTGGGTAATTTGCTCGCATGGATCTGCACCAACAAGGCGTAGATTATTCGCATGTAACGACACAGGATTTTACCTCATGGAAGAAAATTCCATAGATGATAGCGGACGCAAGATAGGAAGTACAAGCGAGTCCGGCACAACTGCAATTGCAGGCAAGCTTGTCACACGTTCATACACATTTGGAGATATTAGTGTGAAGAGTTGGAAGCGTGGACAACTAGGTGCAAACACAGTTAACCAAGATGCATTTAACATTAAGGTCAACACACTCGATCCAGATGCAAGCACCACAGTATTAAGCCACACCGCAGACGGCACAGAAGAAGCACTCTTTCGCTTTGGTACGGGTCGTACCCGTGGGTATGGTGCGGAAGTTGAGATTAATGTTACAGCAGGCAGACCGAGCTTTAGACATGTAAGCTTGGAAGCAATTGGGGTAGGGGCAGCAGCAAGAAGGGAAGTTGCATAGATGGCAATCACCGCAACAGTTACACGTGGATTTACATTTGCCACAGGCGTGGATGTAACGGCTGCGTCACTTAATCAACTTGGTGAACCAACAGTTACGATTAATGAAGGAAATGTGAACATCACAGGTGGCACAATTAGTGGTCTATCTTCACCCATTGCCATTGCAGATGGAGGCACAGGAAGTGCAAATGCAGGGGCAGCAAGGACTGCACTTGGACTAGGCACTGCATCCACGCAAGCAACCTCTGCATTCCTACAACCAAGCAATAATTTGTCAGATGTATCCGCTGCTAGTACTGCACGCACAAACTTAGGACTAGGCACAGTTGCCACCCAAGCGAGCAATGCAGTTGCTCTGACCGGTGGCACGATTAGTGGAACAATAATGACGTTAAAATCATACGATGTGGCTGGTGTGCCAAGTGCTAGTCCAGCCGGGCAAATGATTTACGTAGCAGATGGAAATGCAGGTGCAGCAACAGTCGCAGTATCTGATGGATCAAATTGGAAGGTAGTCGCATTAGGAGCGACAATTAGTACATGAATATTTTAGAACGAGCTAAGGAATTTTACGACTCAACAAAGGGCGATATGTTTAAGGATTTAAGTGCGTATGCAGCCTATGGGTATGTATTCATTACACCACAAACCATGTTGCTTGGAAAAGCAGTAAGGACAGATACAGACATACATCCAAACAAACAATGGGGTGTACTTGCACCCGATGCTTGGTATGTAAAAACTGCCATTGGAGATAATGCAATTTCAAACTTTATAAACAGTATTCCATACCCACTTCCATTTGTAGGGTGGATGAGACAATTAAAACAAAAACCTATTAAGTGGTACGACTTTAATAGAATCAATCGGAGGAAATAACAATGGGAGGAGGGCCAGACATTAATTATCCAAGCCAGCCAAGTTATGGCGAAGGCATGGCAGACGCACTTAAAGCACAGGTACAATTACTTACAGGCACAGGAGACTTTTCAAGTACAGGTTCACTTGAATCCTTGCTTCCACTTGAAGAATCGATTCGTAAGAAAACTGCACAGACAGACACAGATGTACTTAGGCAGACTTTGCTAGGTGGCACTACAGGTGGAGGTCAGCAAGAGGTAACTTATGATGCTGATGGGAGAATAGAAATTGGAAGAGAAGAAGCACCTGGATATGAGATTAAGCAATCGTTAAAACACTACGAGGGAGGTAAACTTGTAGAAGGTTTTAATCAATATAAAAGTAATGTTGTAAGACTAGAATTACATTCACCTGAAGGTAAACTATTAACATTTGTAGAAGAAACACCTGTTGGTAACACTAAAGATACTAATGCATCTTTTGATATTTCAGAAATGAGTAAAACTCTTAATGAAAGAGTACAGGCTTTAAGTGACGTTCCACAAAATTTCAAAGATCAACTTAATTCTAATGTTGAAAATAGTGGGTACTACACAGGTACTTCAGAAAATGCAGGAATGGAACTTACTGGAGGAGCTGGTAGTTTTGTTAGTACACCTAAAAGTCCAAGTTTCAAAATCGGAGGAGGTGAAGGCGCGCCAATCTACGCAAAAGACACAGATGGCAATATAATACAAGATGCCACAAAGGCAGGTACAACAGAAGTAACCACACTACCCACCCAACGCCAAGGTGATGGCATGGTTGACCTGCTTGGTGACAAGCGTGGTGTGCAAGACACAGTTGCGAAACAGGTACAACAACAAACCAAAGGTTATAAAAGAGAAGATGACGGGACATTCTCAATATACGATGATAAAGGAAATGCTGTTGAGCAGGGTTTAGATTTTGATGAAGCAAAATTACAATCTGGTGGGGTCGAAAGTATGTTACAGGACACAACTGTATACGAACAAGCAGATGCAGGCAGACAAGCTGGTTTTGATGAGAGTGGTAACTTCTTAGGTTTATCTGCGTATGGCGAGGACATCCAAGCAGGTAACTTGTCTCGTCAAAGAGAGCGTGATTTGCAAGATGTTGCTCGTTTATCTGGTACATACCAGGATATCATGGAAGACTACAAGCCTGGCACTCAGGAAGCACTTGAGTCTGCTAGGTCAGTATTAGAATCACAAAAAGATTCACTTACGGGAGCAGGGGCAATTGGTGGGCCACAAGGCATAACTGACCCACTATCACTAGAAAGTAAAGGCTTTGACGCAGCACAAAATACCACAGCAGTTGACTTAACAGGGGGTACTTCTTTTACAGGTGCATCTGTTGCAGATCCAACGACATTAACTGCAAAAACAGGGTATGATGAATTAGCAAATATTACCGGGCAAAAGCTAACTGCTGGCACAACATACAATCCAACTACAGATGTAACAGGTAGTGGGTACACCGCAGCAAAAACAGGTGATCCATTAGGCTTAACCGCATCTACATCATACGACCCAAGCGCTGGGGTAGGAGGTGGTACATTTGATGCCGCAACTGCATACAACGCAGCACAAGCAGCAGACCCATTAGCATTAAGTGCAGCCACATCTTACGATCCAAGCGCTGGCGTAACAGGAACAGGGTATAATGCAGTTGCAGGTTTAGATGGTGGACGTATTCAAGCAGATAGTTTGCGTGCTAGATTAATGGCAGATGCAGAGGCTGGACTTGACCAAGGACTTACAGATCGTGAGGAGCGCCAAATTGCAGAAGCTGCTCGTGCAAGATCCACCATGATGGGCAGAACATTTGACCAGTCAGGTACAATTGCAGAGGCAGAGGCAAGGGTTGCTGAAGACAACGCACGTAAAATGCAAAGCCGAGCATTTGCACAATCTGCACTGGGGCAAGAAGCAGGCTTACAACAATCTGATTTAGGGCGTGGTTTACAAGCTGCCATGCAAAACCAAGCAGCACAAAACCAAGCACTTCAGTATTCTTCTGGGCAAGACATGCAAGCACAACTTGCAAATCAAGCTGCAACTAACCAGGCATTACAAGCTGGTATGGCAGCAGGGTTGAGCCAAGAAGCATTAGCTGCACAACAAAAGCAAGCTCAAGAGTTTGCAAATATGCAAGCAAGCAATCGTGCTTCTGAGTTTGGTGTTAGTGCAGGTTTAGAGCAAGAGGCACGGGCTAATCAGTCAGCACTTAATGCTGCTCTTGCTAACCAGCAAGCAAGCAACCAAGCTTCACAAGCTGGTATGCAAGCAGGGTTAAGCCAAGAAGCATTAAAAGCGCAGCAATTACAAACCTCACAACTTGCCAACCAACAAGCAAGCAATCGTGCATCTGAGTTTGGTTCTACTCAAGCACTAAACGCTGCACTTGCAAATCAACAAGCAAGCAACCGAGCAGCAGAATTTGGTGTGCAAGCTGGACTAGGACGGGAACAAGCACAGGCAGGCTTTGCGCAGCAAGCTAATCTAGCAAACACAGCAGCAGAGCAACAAAGGCGAGAAAGTGGTTTGCAAGCTGGTCTAAACCAAGAGCAGTTGAGAGCGAACATGGCACAGCAAAAAGCAATGGCAGATGCTGGATTTACCCAACAAGCTCGTGCAATGGCATTGGAGGCTGGACTCACGCAAGAACAAGCAGAGGCACAACTTAATCAGCAACGCTTAATGGCTAATCAGCAGTTTAGCCAAGAGGCAAATAAGTATGGTGCGCAAGAGGACATGCAAGTTCAACTAAACAACTTAGCTAACCAAATTTCAAATTACCAATTTGAGACAGGCGCGCAAATGGATGCGGATCGCTTGAATGAACAACTCAAGCAGTCAGGTATTCTTGGTTATATCCAAGCTGCTGGTGGACTTGCAGCATTAGAAGACCAATCCACCCTCGATCCATTCCAAGCAGTACTTGGCAGAGGAGGAGGAGGTAGCTTGCAAGCCGGACAGTCTGTATTTGGACAAGCTGGCTACGGACTTAATTCAGGCCCACAATATTTAAATCCAGAGAGTGGATTAGGATACATACAGAACCAAGCAACAAACGCAGCGAATATGTATAATGCACAGGTTGCAGCAGATGCAACTAAGACTGCTGGTATATATAGTGGACTTGGTTCGCTTGGTGGTGGATTGCTAGGGAACTTGAATGTTGGGCCATTTGGCGGTTAATAAAATAGGGAGATAAAATATTATGGCAAGAAAACCATTCTTTAGCGGAAATTACGGATCAGCGCTCGCACGGGTCGATACTCGACCCATTATGGAAGCCGGGCGTGCGCAAGGCCAAATGTATGCCAACCTTGGGAAACAAGTTAGTGGGGCAATTGAGCAATATGGGCTTAATAAGGAGAAGCAGAAAAAAGCAGATGCCCGTGTGAAGTCTGCTATGAATGGCATGGGTGAATTTGTGCAAGCAGGAGTATTATCTCCAGAGCAGAAAACAATGGCAGACGAGTTTTTAAATGATCCAACAAAATCTTCTGCTGAAAAGGTTGCATTTATTGAAGAACAAGAAAAAAGGTTGTTTCAATTACCGAAGATGCAATTAGCACAAGCACAAGCAAAAGATGCCGCAAATCAAGCAGAAATAGGAAAGATGACAAAGGATAATGAAATTGCAATGTCAGGTTTGAATTTGAGTGCAAGAAATCTTACAAATCGTGGATTAGAACTTAGTAATCTCATTAATACTGCAAAGAGTGAAAATGAAAGAAACAAGTATCGTCAGGAGCAAGAAATTAATAAACAACAGATTGTTCAACTAAAAGAACAAACACGTGGTATAAAAGGTAAGAATGATATTTTTGACCTGACTAAAGATGACATAATTCAGCAAAATAAATTAAAAACTGCTGAAATTGTTCAGGGATTAGTTTTAAGTTCTGCACAAGTGGAGAAACTGCAAAAAGAAATGAGTTTACTTGGAGTAAACGATGCAGCAGAAAGAGAAAGACTACAGGCACAAATAGATAACCTAAAGGCAGACGCAAAAAATAAATTAGCAGAGGCTGAACTTTTTCAAGGACAAGCAGAACAAATTGCTGAATTAACAAGTTCAACAGAAGCACCATCAGAATCAAGTGTGTTCAAGTTAGACAGTATTGAGGAGGGCGCGCAGGGTGATTTGTTTGGTATTGCGAAAAGTAAAATAAATGCATTAGGAGACTTTTTTGGTCTTGGTACACGTTTTGAAGAATCTAAAGATGCAAGAGCGCAAGTTAGGTCATTGAGAAATGCACTTTTACCAGCATTTATTGGAAGTTTTAGTGAAAGAGGATCTGAATGGGCAAAGAAAACGGCAGAAGAAATTTTAGTTAATGAAGATATGCTTGATGGTGAATTTCGCGCAGCACTGAAAGAGTTACCTAATAAGTTAAAAGAAAAAACAAGAGTTGATAAATTGTCTTTGAAGAGAGGTCTTGGGACAGAATCAGAGAAGTTGAGAATGCAGAAAAACATAGAAGAGTTTCCTGTTCTAATAAATGACATAAATAGAATATTAGAAAAGGATAAGCAAAGCGGAACTGCTGCAACGCAAGATGAACTTTTAAATAGATTTAGAAGATAGTATGTCATACATAAATAACAAAGCCGAGGCAGCCGCAGTCGTTCGTATGATCGATGATGGTGCATTTGATGAAGCAAGCAAAGCTAAGGCTATATCTGCCTTGCGTGAGTTTGATAGGTTGAGCCAACCATCAACAATGACACAACAAGCATCTGCTGGTGCAAAAGGTTTTAATGTAGGTTATCTTGCTGATACACTTGGCTTTCCCGTTGATGGAGTAAATTCATTACTTTCTTTTATAGGTTTAGACTCAGAAGCGCCATTTGGTGGAAGTGAGTCAATCAAGGAGGCTTTAGTTGCCGGAGGTATGGGTTATCGTGATGAACAGGAATTACCTATTGATCAGCGTGCCATTGCTCGTGGAGGTAAAACAATTGGTCAGATAGCAGGTACAGCAACACCTTTATTTGGTGCAGCAAGTAGAGTAAAACCTGCACAAGCTGCGATGCAAACAGTGCCTAAAGTTGCAACAACTGCAAGTTCACCTGGTAGAATGGCAGCAGTAAAAAGTGGATTAGGACGTGAAGCATCAATGATGCGTGATACTTTAAGCAATGTAGTAAAATCAACTGCACGCTCACCAGGACAGATGGCAGCAATGGAAGGCACATCTGCATTAGGTGCAGGTACTTTTAGAGCAGGTGCGGAAGCTATTGATCCAGGTAATGAATATGTGGGTATGGCTGCTGAGTTAATAGGTGGTGTGGCTGGGCCTGCACCTTTAATGCAAGCAGGTGTAAGGCAAACTAGAAAACTTGCAGAAAACCTTACGCCATCTGGAAGAGAAACAGCAGCTAGACAAAGAGTTGAAGGAGCATTACAGGATAGTGGGTTCTTAACCAAGACAGATCCAGAACTTGACGAACGTAGGCTTACAGGTCTTGCAGATGAGTTAAAACAAGCGGAAGGTTCAGGAATGACTGTTGCTCAAGTTGTACAAGACCCAATGGCACGTGAGGCATTTACTAAAATAGAAAACACATTAATGGAATCTGCTGATGACTTGGCTAAACAAGCACTTGAGACGCAGAACAAAAATACAGTAGCTAACTTTAATAAAAAGATAAACAAACTCAAAGGGTCTGGTAATCCATTCGTTGTAAAAGAAGCACAACAAAAACGCATAGACTTCTTCGAAAAGAATCTTGCAAAGAGAGTGGAGATTGCAGAAGGAAAAGCAGGAGATGCAGTAAATCGTGTATTAAGCAAAAATGCAGAGGATGGAGCTAACGCAAGTGCAGAGGCACGTAAAATCATCGATAATGAACTTACACTTGCTCGCAAAACTGAAAAGCAATTATGGTCACAAGTTGACAAGTCAGTAACAATACCAACATCTAATTTAGATGTAGTTAAAAAATTTAATCAACTTAGAGACGATGTACCTGCTGAATTTAGAGAAACGCTTTTTCCAAAAGAGGTAAACGCATTTATAAAGCGAGTAGAAATGCAACCAGAACCAATTTCTGCAAAAGAACTTTTTAATGTTAGGAGTAGAATACTTGATAGACAAAGAAGTTTAACTGCACAAAAGGAGTTTGATAAAGCAAAGCCAATGAAGGACATTGCAAACTCTCTTTTGCAAGATTTAGAAAAGGTTACTGATGTGACTGCAACTGAAGCACGTGCATTCTCAAGGTCTTTAAATGAGAAATTTAATACAAAGCTAATTAATAAATTACAAGACCTTGATCCTACATTATTTTTGGAAAGAGCAAAAGGAGGTTCAGATGCAGCAAGAGCAGTTAACTTCCAGGCACTCAAGAAAGCCACACAACGCACAGTGGATACAATGGAAGCACCACAGGCAACAGAAACTTTAAATAAGATGCAGAAAGACTTTATGGAGTCTGCTGCTGCAAGTATAGTTGATACGTCTACTAAACAAGTAAAAGCAAAAAGCCTTTCGGATTTTATACAAAAAAATGAGCTTACTTTGAAGGAAATTGGAATGCTTGATGATATTGGAGATGTAGAACAACAAGTTAAACTTGCAGAAACTTTAAAGAAAACTGCATCTGATGGATTATCTAAATTAATTGAAAAGAAGAAAAGTTTAGCTGCTCAACTTGCAGGGGGATCAGATGATTTATCAGGCATAATAAAACAAAAGTTTGATTCAGACTTTCAGACACAAGCGTTTAAGGATTTAGCAAGAACAGTTAAGAGAACAAAGAGTCCAGAGGCACTTGAAGGTTTGAGGCACGCAGTATTTGATGAACTTTTTGATCGAGCAAAAGTTGGAAAAGGTGACCTACAGGGTTTAATTAGTGGTAATAAACTTGATGAGATATTAAACGCAAAGGCAGGCAAAAAGACTGTAAGGCAAAACTTACTTGACTCAGGACTTATCACACCAGAGCAATCTGCAAGCCTTACCACCATTAGTCAAAAAGCTAAACTCTTTGAGGATGCAGTTAATGATCCAACAAAAATGAAAAAACTCGTTACTATGGGTGATGGCGTAATGGATGTCCTTGCAAGAGCAGGTGGATCTGCACTTGGAAGTATGATGGCATTAGCAAAAAGTAGCCCACTAATCATGTCTGCTCTTGGTGCTAAATTAGGTAAAAAAGTGATGACGGAAGTACCTGCATTAAAACTGCAAGGTGTATTAACTGAAGCAGCAGTTAATCCGAAGTTGATGCGCAGCTTGCTTCAATCAAGGCCTAAAGCTGCAAAAGCAACAGACATCGCAATAAGAGGTTATTTATTACAAGCAGGGTTACTGCAAGATTGACAAAATCAACAACTCTAATTAACCTATAATTTATAAGGGCTGTAGTAATCCCTTGTAGTAATGCTGGTGGGGACACTAGCGCAAGCCACTCGAAAGGGTGGCTTTTTTTTGCACTAAACTTTTTTTTAATAATTTTACGAAAGGGGTTGACAGACCAAATTTATTGCTCTTTTCTGCGATTATCGCAACAAAAACACCTAGTGTTTAAGAGGGATGGGTTGTCACTCGCAAGAGGGATGCGCTTATGACTAATAAATATATAGGTTAAAACAATAAAAATAAAAAAATAAATTAATAGTTTTAACGAAATGAATAATACTACTTTACAAACTCCAAATCGCTTATTAAAGGTAGATACCCCCAATTTACCCATTACAAGAATGACTAATACCCCAATTCAGTTAGATTTCGTAGCACCTCCACTGCGTGTTGTGCAGATAAGTGAATTAATTTACACTTATCTTGATTGCCGTGCGGTGAATTTTACACCTCCTTCATACAAGACGATGAAGGCATGCGCTGGAATCTTTAAGTTAGTGCTTTCTGACTTGGGTATGAATGTGGAGATGGACACCCGATACCTGGGTGGCACACATCCGCAGTACAATTTGACACTTCCAGCACACTACGCACAGGTATTCCCACAACACAAGGAAAGGTTAAGACGTGCGAAGAGTTTGTTTTCTAGGAACATGTGCGAGTACTATGTCACTTGCGGAATTGAAGCTCGCTTCTTTTCTAATTGGACTGCACACAGAGTTAGTCCGATTGGCGTGAAAGCATTTATTCCTACAGATGCAATTGATAGAATTATTGCAAAGTGCGAGGAAGTTCGATTTGAGCGACCTAACATTTACTTGGCGTACTTGCTTGGTTATGGACTTGGATTGCGAAGATCCGAGATGAAGCGGATTAAGTGGGCTGATTTTTATTCTACGCTGGATGGCAACAAGCTGATACGAGTTTGGCAACCTAAGAGTATAAAGCGTGCAAAGCCTACAGACTTTGAGGACAGACCAACTGACCCTACCTATTGGAACATGCTCCAAGACTTGCGTGGTAGTGCAGTATCGGATGCATTAGTGTTGGATACACCAAAGGGTTTTCTTCCTAGAACATTCAATGCCTTCTTAAAGGACGAGTGTGGCGTGAAGGAAACTTACAGAATACATTTATTACGCAAGTACTGCGGTCACCGCATTATGCGCAGTGATGGTATCTATGCAGCCAGCAAGGCGTTGGGTCATGCAGATACAAAGATCACGGATCGAATATACTCAGGATTGCCACAACTAAAGGCATCCTAATTTAAACTTCTAATTTAAAATGGCGGTAAAAACAATAATTAATAAGCTACAAATGACTACTTACAATCACACAATAGTATTAAATGGAATAGAATTAAATCTAAAAGAAGGTGGACAAGTCGAGGTATTCTGCGACAGGCCAAGCGTAGTCCAGATCGAGGACTTACAACAGGTGCTAGAAATTCTCCTTACTGCTTCTGCTCAAAGCGAAGAGGCATCTCAAAGCGCATTTGATTCTCCTCAATCGCTTTACAACCTGCCCGAAGGATCAGGTCATACACTTGAGCCTGAAGAAGCCCGGTACTTTCCGAGAGATCTTTAACAGTTTTCCGCACTTGCGGAGATAATCTAATTGACACGGGTTTTGTTAAGTTGGGTTTTGATGGCATAAAACACACAAAACTACACTAAAAACTACATGTCAATACAAACATACAAAAATAACAAATAAATATAATAACATGGCATTCTTACCAAGTAATATAAAAGCACCTTCAGAAGGTGGTGGTGGCGCTGGAAACTATATGAGGTTTCAGCAGGGAGATAATAAGTTCCGAATAATCGGATCGAGTGATGATAAGCCTACTCCAGGCTTTATATGTGGAACGTTAGGCTGGGCAATCGTGGATGGCAAGAAGCGTCCGATTCGTTGGGCAGAAGGCGAGCATCCAGATATGTCATTCGATGATAAACCACGCAGTTTTTATGCGTTTGTGGTTTACAATTATGCAGAGAGTAAAGTCCAGGTATTGGAGATGACGCAGACTAAACTACAAGCGGAATTATTGCAGCTTGCCAACGATGAAGATTGGGGAGATTGCAGAAAGTACGACATCTCAGTTGTAAGGAATGGTGAAGGATTAGAAACCACCTATGCGATGAATCCAAAACCTATTAAGAAGTTGGATGAGGACTTGCGTGCTATTGTTAAGGCAGAGTTAAAAGCAATCAATCTACCAGCATTGTTCGATGGTGAAGATCCATTCGCAGCATTTACACCACCTGTTGAGGAGGACGAGGACGAAGTCCCTTATTGATATGCTACGTCCTAATATTAATAACGAGGACTATCATGCAGACCCTGCTTTGGGTTCGAGTCGTGCAAGAAATTTGCTCGGCTCTTGCCCACTCAAGGTGAAGCATGCGATGGGACAACCAAGT